CCATCTTCAAATCGTTTGGCGAGACTGCGTAAGGCGATTGGAGGAATAAGGCTGGGTCGTCCCCGTCCAATGTCCCCGTCACGCTTAGCCCCTGTTGAGAAATCTTTAGTATATCCTTGGTTTGGTAATTCTTTGGTGTCCATAATCTTTTAATAGTATTTGTTCTGAAGCAGTAGTTATCTATGCGGAGGAGTCGTGCCATCCAAGCGTTCATCAATGCGTCTTGTTCCGTAAGTCCCGCTTTCTCGTAGCACTTTACAACAGTCTCCCAAGTGTACCCGTCCTTATCTAAAACTTTCTTAGCTGTGACTGGTCCCATCTTGGGTACGCCTTTGAATCCATCCGTTACATCTCCTGTTATTGTTTGTATTAAGTGGAAGTTATCTGCCTCCTCTTCTGTTGGTTGGTGATACTCGCCACGGTTATAGTCGTAGTAGATACCCGGTACTCCTTTGAAGTCCTTGTCTATACTAACTATAATAGTTTCTTCATCCATCTCCTTGTCAGTAGCTAAGATAGATATAACATCATCAGCTTCTAAGTTATTCCACATCACACCGCCTAGTTCATCGATGATCCACTTCTTTACTTGTCGTAAGATGATAGGCAAGCGAGACTTAGAACGATTAGATTTGTAATCAGGATTAAGTTTACGACGGAAGTTCGCACGGTCAGACAGACACAGTACGACATACTCAGTCTTTAATTGTTCCTTGAACTCTTCTATCCTGTTAATCACACGAGCTTTAGCTAATGCCATGTCTGCGTGTACCGTCCATAGTTCGTCCTTCCATTCGATTGATTCTTCTGCGACAACAGATGCTTCAAAAGCTAAGACATCTGCGTCTATTAATAATGTTGTTCTGGTTTTATTCATAGTAGGCACTCCAATTGTTTTGGTATTTTTTATATTTAGATTTACTAGGTGTGTCAGGGTATAGCTTCAATGTCTTACTTGTTATAACAGATTGAGGAATCATCCACCACTGATCGAGCGGAGATATATAGATACCTACGATGTCAACGATGTCTGGTATGTGTTCCTTCTGTGTACACCCACTGCCTGTATTCACAGCGTAAGCTGCTCGATCCCTAACTGATGTACTTTTTATCTGTACCTTTAGATCACCAGCCGGACAGTGTACGATATAATCCCAAGGCATAGGAGTTACAGGAGTGTGTGGTTCAAAGTCTCGATTTAAACATTCAGTTATGAAGCGTGTCTCAGCTATGGCTCCTATCCGTTGTGCGTTTGATGATGGCATGGTTAAGTCTTTGGTATCGTAGAGATTAGCAACCGTAGTATAGAAGTCGTACTGTACTTCTTCCATCTTAATGTGTCTCCGCCCAGTTCTTTCCAACTTTAAACTCACCGTCCAATCGTACATTCAACTTGAGTTCTTTCCCGGCTTGTCGGATTGCTTCAACCGCTAAGTGTCCGAATGCTTGTGCTTTATCGGGTATCACCTCAGCTTGGAACTCATCGTGTATATTAGCTACGAATGCGTACTCCCTGCCGTGCTGCCATCTCAGTTGGTTGATCCTGTGAAACAGTTGGATAAGTGCGACCTTCATAACTACAGCACCTGCCGATTGTAATAACATATTCAGTGCTGCGTGACTACTGCGTACCGGAAGAATGCGTCCGTCAAGACCCTTCAGTTCCCCTCCTGCTTTTGTCTTGCGTTGTACATCAGCTTGAAGACGAGCGAGTGCTGGTAGACTACTGAAGAACTTACGCTTTAATCTCTGCCCTATCTCAGTGTTACTATACGTATATGTTTTGCCTTCTTGTTCTATTTGGTAGGCTTTATTTCCTGTTGCTATATTACCAATCTTCTCGTCACCTGCTCCGTATAACAAAGCATAGATGAATGTCTTAGCTTGGTCACGTGTCTCCAGTCCGGCTGCCTTTTGATTGACGGTGTGTACATCTCCTTCCGTTACAATCTTAGCGTACTCACCGCCGTCGTAGAACGCCATGTAATGTGCGAGCATACGAAGCTCAAGTCCAGATGCGTCACACCCTACTAACTCGTAACCGTTACGTGCTTTAAACAACTCACGACACTCCGATCCGAACTCTGCCCGTACACTTGGTACTTGTGCGACATTGGGTGTGCTGTGTGTACATCTACCGGTGACTGCTCCGTTGGTGTTGACGCTACCGTGGACCACTCCGTTCTTCTGTAGCTTCAGCCACGCTTGTTGTCCCTCTGCTAACTGACCCAGTCTCTTCTGTACTAACAGATACATTAACAAATCTCCAGCGATAGGATGGTCGATACCACGCAGTACAGCTTCATCTACCTTGTAAGATACTCCGTCGTTCTCAGTGGGCAGTTCATATCCAAGACCCATCAATCGTTCAGCGATCTGCTTACGACTGCCAGGATTAAACGGTATCTCTTTCACGGCGTTGCCAGTCTTCACTGCTTCTTTGACAAGCGTCTGCTTCAATCCACGACTCTTCAGCTCCTGCTTCAATTCGTTCTTTGTCTTACGATTTATAATCTCTACACCGTCTTCCATCTGTACCTCAAGCGACCAACCTGCTGGACTCTTCATCTCTATCTCGGTGGGTTTCCAAGCGTTCTGTAAATCAGTTGTCAGTTTTGCTCGGATACCCATAAGCTTGGCGGTCAGTACATCTGCTTTATCTAGATCAAACTTAAACCCACGTCGCTCTTGCATAGAGATAATAAACTTGAACCAATGCTCAATAGCTATCATCTCCCGGCTGGGGTTCTGTTTGAATAGGTAGTCGTAGAGTAGCTGAGTTACTATAACATCACGCTCGCAGTACTTCCTTAGCTCATCGCTGTACTCCTCGAATGCGTCGTCCTCTTCTCCGTATGTCATCTTCGTAGCTTTGCCCATCCGGTGTCCCCACGCTTTCAACGAGTGACTACCAACCAGTGCTTTGTCGAAGTTGTTCCGTCCGAAGTCCTCGTTCCGTAGATCAGGAAATACACAGCGACTAACAACAAGTGTATCCAGTACTTTAATCAGTGGTGGTGAGAAATTGTACAGCTTCTTCAGTGCTGGTATATCGAAGTCGATGATGTTGTGTCCGACGATACGCTCTGCTTTCGTTAGCTCTAACAACCCACGCTCTATACTTTCCCCGTGGAATGTCATCATCTTAGGGAGCATAGGATCGTAGATCGATAGACAGTGGACGGTGTGTAGGTCAGAGAGTGTAGCCCAATCGTTAATCGGGTTGGTCTCTATATCAAAGAATAGTGTTCGTGTCATATTAATTAGAATGGGTTATTGGTTTCATCGTTTGGTTTGAACACATCAGGAGTGTACCGTCCAGTGTCTCCACTATAGTAGAGTGTGTCACAGTGTCCTGTCTGTCCGCTGAATCTATTCTTCAGTACTCGGACTCGTGTCTCGTTGCTTATTGTTTCGCTTTGTTGGTTGCGTTCCAGTCCGATCACCATGTCCGACAGCTGTGCGATTGCTTGACTACCTCTTAGGTGGTGCAGACTCACTCGTCCTCCCTCTTCGTGTCCGCTATCGACACGCTTCAAGTGAGATACAAGCACCATACCACACCCCGTCTCTTCAACTAAACTCCTAAGCTTAGTCATGGTGTTGTCGATCAATCGTCGTTCGTCGTCTCCTTGGATACCACTAACAACAATCGATAGGTGATCCAAGAATATCCACTTACAATCGTACCCCCGGACCAAGTACTTTATCTTACCTAGTAAGTTGTCGCTATCCATACTGCCGAAGTGATCGTAGGTGTAGAAGTTTCCGTTGCCTACCGTCTCATCGAATGCAGGTCGCAGTACCTCCTCACTTGTGTCGTCTTCCTCAAGGTGGATGGGTTTGTTTATGTGGATGCCCATGATACCTAGTGCCGTCCGCCTGACTGACTCCTCTAGTGCGATGTATCCTACCTTCTCATTTAATCCGAGGATGTGGTGTGCTATCTCTCTACAGAACAAGGACTTCCCAATCCCACTACCCGCACATACGGTTACTAGTTCTCCTTGTCTCAGTCCAAGCGTCAGCTCATTCAACCCACTGTACGGATAAGGTATAGACTTACTGTGTTCTCTGTCGGCGATGACATCCCACAACTCCTTACCGTTTACGATACCGTCTGGTCTGTACTCTCGTGCGTCGAACAAGCAACTGACTAACTCCTTCGCTCGTCCTGCCACTAACATATCAGACGGATCCTTCAGTGGTATCTCTGCGATGTGTGCTTTGCCGGGCGTGAGAAGTGCTGCACATTCTGCTGCTCCCTTACGTCCGACATCATCCATATCAAAACAGAAGACCACTTGTTCGTACCTATCTAACCAATCGATTGCTTGAGCTACATATTTCTTAGCTGCTCCTGCTCC